GCCATCGATCACGGCCACGAGCAGCGCGAACCCAAAACGCGGCAGCGCCCAGACGGTCACCGGTACCGCGTTCGGTGCCAGCCAAGGCACCCAGCAGCTGCGCGTGGGTGGCGTGGTGCAAAGCATCACCACCTGGGCAGACACGCTCATCACCTACACGCTGGCCGCCGACCTCGTCAAGTCGGGCATCGCTTGCAACGTCGAAATCTGGGAGACCAGCCCGAGCGCGGTGCTGTCGTCGAACAGCTTTGCCCTTACCAGCATTCAGCCTGCGCTGGGCTGGTCCTACATCGATGTCGGCACGCCCAACCCGTCGGCACCCAACCGCCTGACCTTCACTGCCGACGCGGTCAGCGGTGACCAGTGCGAATGGTTCACCAGCTACGGCGCCAGCACCTTCACCGTCGACACCGACCTGACGTTTGTGGCCACCGGCTATGGCGTGTTTGCCGCCCGCCTGTGGACAACCGGCGACGGCTACGGCGCATCGGCTGACCAGACCGTCAACCCGCCCATCCCCGTCCTGTCGGCCCCTGGTGTTTCCGCATTCGGCAGCACCACGGCCCGGCCGCAAGTGACCATCACCTTCTGAGGTAGACCATGACCACACCAACCTTCACCACCCTGAACCCGGGCACCGCTGGCGACAAAGTGCTGGTCGACTCTGCGCTGGGCACGCTGGACGGCGCCACGCCCCCCGCGTCCACCGTTGCGCAGATCGTGGAAATCGCCGGCGTTAACTCAGGCTTCAATCCCACCTACAGCGGCCCCGAAGTTGAGGGCATCACCCGCGCACGAATGGACCCTGACGGCAACCTGGCCGTGCGCGGCCCAGTGTTGACCGACGAAGGCACCTTCCGCCTGAACTTCGCCAACACGTCGCTGGCCGTGGCCATCGGCTCGGTGACTGTCAGCGGCGCCACGGTGACCGGCACCGGCTTCTTGGCCGCAGACCTGCACAAGAACGACTATTTCAAGGTCGCGGCCGACGCTGACACGGCCTACGTCCAGATCGAAAGCCTGGACAGCGACACGCAGCTGACCCTGGTCAGCATCTACACCGGCAGCGCATCGGGCACGGGCAACCGCGCAGTGATGGCGCCCGTGGTTGGCACAGGTGGCGCTGTGGCCGTTGCATCGGGCCAGGCCACCCTCACCGCAGGCACCACCATCAACGCCAAGACCGGCGTGGTCCGCCTGCTGGACTATGCGCCGCTGGTCTACCGTTGCCGCTCAAGCGTGAGCCAGCGCATCGTCAACCAGGCCTTCCTGTCGGGGCTGCGCGAAGACGCCGCCACGCCGCGATGGTTTGCCCGCTTCCGCTTCGACGGCACGGTCAACACCACCGTAATCTGCGAGACCGGCCGCAACCCCACCGGCGCACCCAGCGCATCGGAAACCGAGAGCACCACCGTCACCATCCCCTTCGGCCTGACCAGTGCGGCGCTGCTGGAAACGCGGATCGAGGCGCTGACCGAGAGCGTGCGCTTCTACATCGGCGGCATTCGTGTGGCCGAGCACTCGAAGGTCATCCCGCAACAGCACGACACCATGATGGCGGTGGCCGAGTGGGTGAACGCGGGCAGCGCACCGGCCAGCAGCAGCACGGCGGTGTTGGACTACCTCACCGGCAAGAACCACAACAAGCTGGAGATGGGCGTTCTGTCTGACTCCGAGCAGATGTTGGCCGCGCAGCCACCCGCGCAGATGTTCAACTACACGGCCGGCGCGGTCGTCATCGCGATCAACACCGACCTGATGATCATTGACTGCTCGCAGCTGCGCAGCCTGTCAATCCTGTCGGGCGCTGTTGGCACCACGGGCGTGGTCACGGGCGCATGGAGCAACGACGGCACCACAGACTGGATCACGGCCACGCTGCTGTCAGAAACCGGCGCCACAAGCACCACGTTCACGGGCGCCTCGGCGCTGCTGCGCACCACGCCAGTCCGGGCCCGGTACTTCCGCCTGCGCATGACAACGGCCACCACGGCGGCGGGCGCCACGCGCATCAACGTGGCGGGCTTTCAGCAGGCCATCACGACCACGCCGCTGGTGGCAACCCAGGCCGTCAGCGGCACCGTGACGGCCACGGTCACGGCCGGCACTGTGAACCCGGTGGTGCCTGCCACCCCGTACATTCTGAACAGCCTGGCCACCACAAACATCGCCCTGATCCTGACGGGCACAAGCGGCCTGCAGGCCTTCTACGCCACCAACACCGGCGCGACCGCCGCCTTCGTCAAGCTGTACAACAAGGCCACAGCGCCGGTGCTGGCGTCTGACGTGCCTGCCATGATCATCGCGATCCCTGCAGCCGTGTCGGGGGTGCCGGGCGTGGCGACACTGCCCATTGGCTTCTCAGGCTTCCGCTTCGCGCTGGGTCTGGGCATTGCCATCACGGGCGCGGTCGGCGACACGGACACCACTGCGGTCGCGGCGGGTCAGGTCAAGGTCATGCTGAGCCGCACCGTCTAAAGACCGGCCATGTTGCTCACCCTGCTCCAGCAGAACCTTTCGGCGAGGCTCTGGTACGTCATCGGCCCCGTGTCGGGCTGGACGAACCCGAGCGCGGCCCAGGTCAAGGCTGGCCTGCTGGGCGGTGGTGGTGCGGCAACGGCAGCGGGCGCCGAGCTTTCGCCCGGGGATACGGCCACCTACACCTTCGCGGTTGACGCCACCGGCCTGACGGGCGGCACAAACTACCGCATCGCCTTCGTCTGGAGCGACGGCGGGCGGGATAGCGCCGTCTCTGTGTCCGGCGCGGGCACGGGCGACTTCACCACCAGCGGCGGTGGCGGTTCATTCTCGGACAGCGTTGCCGAGGCCGCCACGCTTGCCGATGTGTCGGCAGCGCTGGCCTCGTTTGCGTCTGTGCAGGCTGAAGCGCTGGCGCTGGCGGAAACCAGCGCGGCACAGGCGGCCTTCAGCGGCGCACGCCCCGAGGCCCTGACCCTGGCAGAGACGCCAGCGGCATCTCTCACCCAGACCGGCGCCCAGGCCGAGGCCTTGTCACTGGCTGAGACGCAGGCGGTCCAGGCGTCAGTCGGTGCCGCGCAGTCTGAGGCGCTGGTGCTGGCAGAAACACCGGCCGCACAGGCATCGTTCGCGGCTGCCCAGGCCGAGGCGCTGACCCTGGCGGACAGCACGAACGGCACGCTTGTCGGGGCCGACAACGATGTAGACGAGGCGCTTGCACTCGGTGACACACCGGCCGCCCAGGCGGTGTTTGCCAGCGCACGGCCCGAGGCGTTGGCCCTCGCTGACGCGCCCGCAAGTCAGGCCGTCTTTGCCGCCACGCGCCCGGAGGCCCTGGCCCTTGCCGACGCCACCGACAGCACGCTGACCACGGCCGGCACCGGCGCGGTCACCGAGGCACTGGCACTGGCCGAGACACCAGCTGCGCAGCAGACATCGAACGCGGCCCAGGCTGAGGCCCTGGCCTTGGCTGACACGCCGGCTGCGGGCTGGACATCGGCCGCGGCACGTCCCGAGGCCATGGCGCTGGCCGAGACAACGACCGGCGCCTTCGCCGTGTCGGGCGCATCGGTCGAGGCCGTTACGCTTGCCGACACCTGCGCGGCCACGGTCGTGCGATCCGCCGCGGCCGTCGAGAGCCTGGCGCTGACCGACCAGGCCGCGGCGACCGCATCGCTGCAGGCCGTCGTTGCCGAGGCGCTTGCGCTGGCCGATCTGGTCGCCGAGCAGGTTTCCGGCCTGGTGGCGCAGGCCGAGGCCATGGCGCTGGCCGACCAGTGTTTTGCCAGTCTGGAAAGCGACCCGCTGTCTGACTTCTGGCGCTACGACGTGCCGCCGCAGGGCCTGGCCTACGACGTGCCGGCTGCCGGGCTGCGGTTCGACATCCCTAGCATCGGCGCCGACCTCACCATCACCTGACACCACCCACCATGAGCATCGGCGCCGCCTGGAACATCGACGACCCGACCAAGCCGTGGGCGCTGTTCGACCCTGACGCGAACATCCCGTTTCCGATCGGTCTCGACGACTGGCTGACCGACCTGGGCACGACCTACGGCAGCCACACCATCGTCACCGCTGCGCCGCTGGAGTGCGCAAGCCCAGGCACCTACAGCGCCGGGACCATCCTGGTGCGCATGAAACTGGTGACGACGCCGACCTACAAAGAGGGCACGAAGTACCCGTTCACGGTGCGCGTTGTGGGCGCCGACGGCATCACGACGGACGACCGCACGCTCTGGCTGAAGGTCAAGACGCGCTGAGTTTGCGCGCTGGGTGCGTCCGTAGCATCCCGCGAATGTCAGCTGCAGCCAACTGGTCTTATTCGGCAACCGCCACCCTGTGGGCGCTGCAGAGCCGTGCCGACTGGAGCGGCGCGCTGGCTTTCGCCGCACCGGTGCAGATCCTGTGCGACTACAAGGCCGACGCCAAGACCCGCACCGATGCGCGCGGGCGTGAGTACACCAGCCGCCTGTCGATCTACACCGAGCGCGCCGGCATCAAGCAGGGCGACCGCATCCTGATCGGCACCAGCACGGCCACCGACCCGGTTCTGGCCGGTGCCGACGAGGTCATGGACGTGGCCCGCTTCGGCGACACGCTGGAACGCCAGGCCGACGACTACCTGGTGATGTGCTGACATGGCGACGCCAAAGCCCGCCCGCATCGTCAACCGAATGCCGCAGTTCGCGGCGGCCGTTGAGCAGAAGGCCGCGCGTGCCATCACTGCGGCCCTGGTGCGTGGCGGCAGTGAACTCCCGGCCCTGGTTCCGGTGGACACCAGCACGCTGATCAACTCGGCATACCGCGACGTTTCCAAGCAGGGCAGCCGCATCGTCGGCCGCGCCGGCTTCACCGCCGAGTACGCGCTGGCCGTCCACGAGGCCGAGGGCAAGCTGAAGGGCCAGCCCAGGCCGCCGCGCGATGGCGTGGCCCGGGGCAACTACTGGGGCCCGCACGACGGCCAGCCGCGTTTTCTGGCGCTGGCGTTCGAGCGCGCACAGGCCGACATCAATTCGATCATCAGCGGGGCGCTGAAGGTATGAGCGCGGCCGAGTCCATGCGCCAGTTCCTGACGCCGCTGCTGCCCGGCTGGCTGCTGCAGTTCGGCCACTGGAATGACAAGGTCGGCGCCAAGACCACACGCTATGCCGTGCTGAAGCCTGCGGGCGGAAGTCCGGCCGAGGTCGTGCGCCGCCCGCAGTTCACGCTCGCGCTGATCGGCGAGGACGGCGGCGACGCCGTGGCCGTGAATGACGCGGCCGACGCCATCGTCGAGGCCATGCGCGCCAGCAGCGGCGACCTGGTCTTCATGCAACCGGCCGAGCCGGTGTACCTGCCGACCTCTGACGGGCGGCCTGTCTTTGAAATCGCCATCTCGGCAATTACCACCTAAGAGGTTTACACCATGAGCGCATTTGTTGGCCGCGACGTACTCGTCGAATTCGCCATTGCAAACGAGGACGCGACCATCGGGTCGCTGACCTATTCCACGCTGGGCATGATGCGCGGCAAGTCGATGAAGACCAGCTGGGACACCGTCGACACCACGGCCGACGACAGCCCGGCGTTCACCAAGACCAACCTGGTGACCTTCAAGGCCGTCGAGTTCAGCGGCGACGGCGTGACCTACACCGACGCGCTCTACAACCAGAAGACGCTGAAGGGCCACGTCGTGAGCCCTGGCGCTGGCACGAGCAACCAGCCCAAGGTGTGGCTGAAGATGACCGACAGCATCGACGGCAGCTACTACGAGGGTCCGTTCATCGTCAGCGAGTGGGCCGACGAGCGCCCCTATGCCGATGCCGCGACCTGGTCCATCACCGCCATGAGCAATGGCGACGTGGTCTTCACGCCTTGAGCGGCCATCGCCCAGCGCACCGCAACAACCGCAACTGATCAGGAGCCCACACCATGGCCGCAATTACCTCCATCGACGCGTCGCAGATCGGCTCGTTCGCCTCGGCGATCACAACGCTGTCGGCAGACGACACCATCACCTTCAACAGCAAGAAGACCCAGCTGCTGGTGCTGCGCAACACCACGGGCGGCTCGCTGACCGCGACCATCGACGGCAGCACCGGCACCACGGTGGCGGTCGAAGGGATCGGCAACGTGTCGGTCTCTGGCGGGTATGCCATTGTCGTCGGCGTCGGCCTGAGCGTCGCCGTGCGCCTGAGCACCATCAAGCATTACTGCCAGGGCGTCGTGCACATCACCGGCGCGGCCACGCTGACCGCGCAGCTGTTCGACATCTGACGCGCGGCGCGAGCGGTGCTTGTCGAGTGCGGCTTCGTTCGCGCCCAGGTCTACGACGGCAAGGAGGTCCGCGAGTGGACCTTCTCGCCGTCCCTGGCCGGGATGGCGTCGCTCGGGTCGCCGACTGAGATCGTCGAGCTGTATGGGGCCCTGCATGGCCCGCTGGCTGTCCGCGCCGCGATGTACGTCCTGGCCGCGCTGTGCGATCAGGACGACCCGTTCGACCTTATCGGCTATGTCGGCCTGATCGGTGACGGCCCCGAGCTGGAGCGCGTGCCGGGCCTGATGCCCGCGTCCGAAATGGTCGTCATGGCGCAGCACCTGATGCGCCACGGCATCGTCGGCAAGGCCAAGCCGGGAGGGCAGGGCCAGCAACAGGGCAAGTACAGCGACCGCTTCGACGCGGCGGAGTTTGTCTCGCTGGCCCGCGTGCACCTGGGGCTGTCCAGCGCCGATGCCGAGGCCCTGTCGATGACCGAGCTGCAGCAGATGCTGGCCATGAAGTTTCCCGAGCAGAGGACCGACGACAACGGCCAGCCGGTGCGCAACGTGGCCACGCGCGAAGAGTACGACGCGCAGATGAAGGCCATCATGGAGCGGCGCCATGGCTGAGAACGTCGGCGGAATTTTTTATAGCGTCACGGCCGACACCTCGGCGCTGATCGGTCAGACGCGCGTCGTCGAGCGCGAGACCGACAAGATGGCCGCGTCGTTCAACAGGATCACCCAGGCCATCAAGCTGTATGCCGCGGCCATGGCCGTGGTGAAGTCCGCCCAAATGGCCGACGACATGCGCCTGCTCGCCGCCCGGGTGCAAGTGGCGGCCGGAAGCCTGGAGGCCGGCGCATCGGCGATGGGCGAGCTACAGCGCATCGCAGCCCGCACCCAGACCGAGCTGTCCGCGACGGCCGGCGTTTTCAACCGCCTGAACTCGTCAATTGTCCAGATGGGCGGAAACCAGCAGGACACGCTGCGCATTACCGAGCTTCTGGGCAAGGCCATCAAGGTCAGCGGGGCCAGCGGCGCCGAGGCGTCCAGCGCGATGACGCAGTTCGGCCAGGCGCTGGGCAGCGGCAAGCTGGCGGGCGACGAACTGCGCAGCCTGCTGGAGAACGCGCCCTACCTGATGCAGCAGCTGGCGGCCGGAATCGGCGTGCCGGTGGGCGCGCTGAAGCAGCTGGGCGAGGAGGGCAAGCTGACGGCCGACGTCGTCACCACGGCGCTGGGCAAGGCCGCGGGCAAGATCGACGAGGACTTCAAGAAGCTGCCGCAGACCTTCAGCGGCGCGATGACCCAGCTCGCCGATGCAGCCCAGCGCGCGAACGAGAAACTAGACGACCTGACCGGCAGCAGCGCGGTGCTTACCGGCGTGACGCAGGGCGTCGCGGCAGTGCTGGACCAGCTGGCCACGCAGTTCGGCAACGCCACGACCGAGGCCGACAAGCTGGGGCGCAGCGAGAGCGTCAAGACATGGAGCGCGGCCACCACGCTGGCGCTGTCCTTCGTGGCAGACGCGGCCGACTTCGTCATTCGTGGATTCCGGCAGACGGGCCTTGTGATCTACGAGACCGCGATGGCTGCAAAGGCGGCGGCGACTGGCGGCTTTCAGGAGGCCAGCGAGCGCCTGAACGGCCTGAAGCAGCAGCTGCTGGAGATCGGCGGCGCTGAGTACGCCGGGGCCAAGATCAGAAAAAACGTCGAGGCCCTTGCCAACGGCACGGACGGCAGCGACCCCATGGACCGAAGGGCGCGCACCGGGTCCGCATCTAAGCTGAAGCCAGCGGCAGGCGGCACCGGCAAGAAGGACACCTTCGACGACGCGGCCTATCTGGCAGGACTGGCCAAGCAGACCGCCGAGGGCCTGGACAAGGTCAACCTGATCGAGCAGGAGGCCCTGCGCAAGAACGCCCAGATGCTGGCAGAGGGCAAGATCAGCCGCGAGACGGCGGCCAAGGCGGTGACGCTTATCGAGGCGAACGCGGCCTTCGAGCGCCGTGATATTCAGATGGCGGCCGGAGAGGAGTACCGGGCGCGCGTCCAGAAGCAGGGCGAGGACGAGATCGCGCTGGCCAAGAAGCTGGCCGCTGAAAAGGCCAAGGGGCAGGAGTTCGCCACGGGCATCCTCGGTGCGGGCGACGAGGTGCTTCGCCTGCAGCTGGAGCTACAGGCCAAGTCCGCGCTGCTGGCGCAGTACGCCGAGCAGGACCAGGCCAACCTGCAGCTGTACGCCAAGGCTAAGGTGGCGCTGGAGCAGCAGACGGCCGACCGCATCGCCGAAATTGCGAACAAGCGCAACGCCGACGCGCTGGCGGCACAGTCCCAGGTGCTGACCGGCTACGGCTCGTTGTTCGGCAGCCTGTCGGAAATCACCAAGGGCTTTGCGGGCGAGCAGTCGGGCGCGTACAAGGCCATGTTCGCCGTGTCGAAGGCGTTCGCCATCGCTGACAGCATCGTCAAGATTCAGCAGGGCATTGCATCGGCGCTGAGCCTGCCGTACCCGGCCAACATCGCGGCGGCGGCATCGACTGCTGCAGCCGCTGCTGGCATCGTGTCAACCATCCAGGGCGCGAACTTCGGCGGCGGCAGGCAGTACGGCGGCCCGGCCAGCGCTGGCACCATGTACCGGGTAAACGAGGGCGGGCGGCCCGAGATGTTCACGGCGGCCAACGGTGCGCAGTACATGATGCCGACGGCCGACGGCAGCGTGACGCCTTCGGGCGGCGGGTCCGGGTCGCCAAGGTGGACGGTCATCGTCAACAACGCGCCGGCCGGCACAACCGCCTCGGTCAACAACGACGCGCGCACGGTTGAAATCGTCGTGGCCAACATCGCGGGGCAGATCGCCAGCAACACCGGCCCGGTCTGGTCGGCCATGCGCAGCTCAACCAACATCCAGGGGCGCCTGTGAGCATCGCACCGTATCCGCTGGGCATCAGGACGATCCTGCAGGCGCAGAAGAAGCGCAGCCAGCCCGCAGCCTTCAGCCTGTCGAGCCCGCGCAGGGGCTTCGCCTACGCGCAGGAGACCGGGACCGATGTGCCGGTCTTCTGGGACGTGGCCTTCCGCTTCACCGCACGCGAGGCGCTGATCTTTCAGCTGTGGTTCACCCAGACCATCCGGCGCGGCGTTGACGAGTTCACCATGCCGATCAAGACCGAGTTCGGCCTGATCACGCACCAGTGCCGGTTTCTCCCCGACGGCCTTGTTCCGGTGAGCCAGGAGGCCGAGACGTGGGGCTACACGGCCAGCATCATGGCGCGGGCGCAGATCATCCCGGCCGACTACCTCGCGGCGGCTGACCTCATCGTCGGCCTGGACCCATGGGAATCATGGGCGGCCATCCTCGACGAGGCGGTGTCGCGCGAAATGCGGGCGGCCTGACATGGACCGCGCGACCTACTGGGCAACAAGGAGCCCGCTGCCGCAGTACGAGGCCATCGCCTTCGACCACCCGGCATTCGATGCGCCGATCCGGCTGGTGGCCAATCAGTTCGCCGAGGTCACGCTGGCCGGGAATGTGCACACGCCGGCCCCTATGTCGGTGAAGCTGCCCGAGCTGAAAAGCGACGCGCAGCCGCGCCTGACGCTGACGTTTCCGCGCCAGGTCGTCGGGCGGGAGTTCAAGCAGCAGCTGGGCCTGATCAAGGCGGCAGGCTCGCGCGAACCGATCACCGTCACTTACTCCAGCTTTTTGGGCGACACGGCCACGCCCCAGACGACGTGGGATATGTACGTCGCAGACTCTGCCGGCGTGACCTTCAATGCCGAGGGGGTGCAGGTCACAGCGACCATCGACAACCCCATGCGGCGCATCGCCGGCGTGATCTATGACCCGGCCGTCTTCACTGGTCTTGGCCCGATGTGACGGGGGTCTGATGACCCAGGCCGAGTTCATTGCCCGCGCTGTCGGCCTGCCATGGCGCAAGTGGTGGGCGACGTGGGAGGCCTGCGACTGCTTCGGGCTGATCGTCCTTTACTTCCGCGAGGTCCGAGGCATCGACCTGGGCGAGGTTCCGCAGACCGACATCGGCGCAGGCTTCTATGCGGCGACCGGCTGGCATGAGTGCGGGCCCATCCCGGGGCAGACCGCGTTCATGGCGTGGCGGTCAGGCGCACCGACGCACTGCGGGCTGATCGTTGACGGCGGGATGCTGCTGCACGCCGACGGCACCGAGGGCAGGCCAGGCAACGTGCGGTTGACCCGGCTGAGCGTCATGCACCGACAGAACCCCGACATCCGCTTCTACGGCTACAGCGAGGCATCATGCTGATCATCCAGAACGACCCGGCAGGGATCACGGGCCGCAGACGCCTCCCGCTTGACTGCGGCATCTCCCTGCAGAAAAACATTGAGCGGCACCTGGCGCACGGCGACGGCGCACTGCTGCGCGTCAATGGGCGGCCGGTCGACCCCCTCACCGACCCGTGCATGGACTCGCCGCCGTCCGCTGGCGACTTCGTTACGGTGACGCTAAGACCCGAGGGCCTGGACCCGGTCACCTGGGGCTACATCCTGGCGGCGGTGCTGTTCGTGGCGAGCTACGCCATGCGGCCCAACGTCCCCGGCGCGGCGGCCGTGGGCAAGGACTCGCCCAACAACTCGCTGGCCGGGCAGACCAACATCGCCAGGCCTTACCAGGCAATCCCCGACATCTACGGGCTGCGGCGCGTCTGGCCGGACCTGATCCAGCCGTCGACGGTGGAGTACATCGACCAGATCAAGTACGTGACCGAGTGGCTTTGCATTGGGCGCGGGCGCGGGTCAATCTCCGCGGTGAAGTACGCCGAGACGCCGATTGTCGACATCACCGGGTCGAGTTACGAAATCTTTGAGCCGGTCGGCACCGGCTACCCGGAGAACAACCCCACGACGCTGACGAACGTCATCGAGGCATTCCCAAGCGCCGATGTGAACGGCCAAGAGGTGCCGGTGGCGGTGCCATTCACAGAACTGACCGGCATCGCATCGACGCTGGACGCAACAAGCACGTCGTCAACCTTCACCCTCACAGCGGTTGACGGTGCGCAGTTCGATCAGCTGCGCTCGCTGGTCCCGTCTGGCATCTGCCTGGTCGAGTTCGACTATGGCGCCTTCTCGTTTTCCGAGAACTGCACGGTGACCGCGCACGCCGAGGCAGCGGGAAACGTCACCTTCACCTTCACCAGCTTGTTCACCTGGTCGACGACCTACGTGGCCGAGCCGGTGACGGTGCGCTTTTTGCCGGACGCCACGACGCTGACGGAGCTGGGCCCGTTCACCCTTGCCATCGAGGCCGAGCAGCTGCGCTGGCACACGATCTTTCTGCGCGGCCTGGTGGGCAGCGTTCAGATCAAGTCCGAATGGTGGCGCATCGATTCGGACGGCGTCGAGATCGGCGGCTCTCGGGAGTTCCGAAACGACACCTTCACGGCCGACACCTACGACGCGCGCTACTACACCACCACAGTGGTCCCGGTCGCGGGGCTCGGGATGTACCGGGTCAGCTTCACGCGCATCACGGCGCAGCTTGCAAACGGGGCAGACGTTGCCAAGATCGAAGAGCTGTACTCGCTGCGCAGCTACCCGACCAAGACCCTGCCGGGCGTGACGGTGATGCGCGTCACCTCGAAGGCCACGTCCGAGGCTACGGGCGCGGCGGAGCGGAAGTTCAACCTGTACTGGCTGCGCCATGTTCGCGGCCTCGACTCCGACGTGCTGACGGCCTCGCGCAACTTCGGCCGGGCAATGGCGCATGTGTGGACGCTGGCAGGCAACGACATCAGCGGCATCGACACGGCGGCCATCCTGGCGATCAATGAAGAGCTGGGCGAGGACTCGCCGCTCCTGCGGTTCGATTGCAGCTTCGACGATGCCGACTCAAGCCTCGGTGATCGGCTGCAGATGATCGCCAACACCGCACGCTGCCAGGTGTGGCGCGACGGGTCAAGGTGGACCGTCACGCGGGACCAGGCCAAGCCGTACCCCGAGGTGCAGCTGGACTATCGCAACCTCGCGGCGTCCGGCGATTCGACCATCTCGATTGCCTCGCACCTGCCCGCGTCCTTCGACGGCATCGAGGTCGAGTACGTGGAAGAGACGCAGCAGCTGCGCAAGGCATACATCCGCCTCAACATCACCAGCGGCACCCCGGTCGATGGGGTGGGCGCAAACCCGCAGAAGCTGAAGCTGCCGGGATGCACGACGCAGGCCCAGGCGCTGAACCGGGCAAACCTGGAGGCGCGTCGCCTGCTTTACCAGCGCGAGACAGTGACCGACCGCGCGCTTGGCGACGGCGCGGCCATCGGGCTTGGGTCGCTGATCCGCTGGATTGACCCGAACGACTTCGCGGGCGACGACGGGCTGCAGGCCGGTGAGGTCGTGGCCATTGACGGCCTGTTGATCACGACCAGCGAGCCGGTGGACTTCAAGGGCGAGGAGTACGGGCGCATCGTCTTCACAGGGACGGACGGCCGCCTACTTGGCCCGCCGCTGCTGTGCGCGCCAGATGGCACCGGCGCGGTCCTGCTCGCATCCGCGCCACCTGCCGGGCTGTACGTCGCGGACACGGACAGGCAACTCGGCAGCCGATATGCGTTCGGCGTGGGCCTCACCGACGCTGAATTGGAGTCGGCCGGGCTCTACACCGTGACCAAGATCGACCCCCAGACGGATGGCGCTTGCTCCCTAGCATTTGCCCGCTATGACCCCCGCATGTACGAGGCTGACTGAGCGATGACGACACCAACGACAAACCCGGTCCCGAGTAGCGCCGCTGCCGATCTGCTGTTCAATGCGGAAAAGATCGACGAGGCCGTGTCGAGCGCCGCCCTGACTTACGCCGACCGGCTTGGCGTCTCGCGCCTCACATTGGCCGGGGCGGTGGCCAGCATCTCCGCAATCAACACGCGCGGCGCTTGGGTGACGGCCACGGCCTACGCTGCGCGCGATGTCGTGTCGAACAGCGGCACCTGGTACATCGCCCTTGATGCTCACACCTCGGGCGCCACTTTCGCTGGCGATTCGGCCGCCCACTGGCGTGTTTATCAGGGGGTGACTCAGAGCCAGCTTGATACCCAGCTTGAAGGCTACGTTGCGGGCGAGGCCGGGCGCGCGTGCCGGGAGCTGGCCTGCGTGGTTCGCAACAGCGGCGCCGGCTGGGTGTTCATCAACGACACAGACCACGCGCCGATGGGGTTTTCTGCTGTCGCTGTCGTGGGCGACGCGCTGCGGATCACCTACTCGGCAACGTACACAAAGGTGCTGTCGATGCTGGGCAGCGTCGACGAAACGATGGCCTCGCGTGGCCTGTCGTTCGGCCCGTCTGTTGGGCTGACTTTCAGCAACTTCAGCCTGTTCATGAATTTCAGTTGCTGGGTGGAGAAGGCCCTGGGCACGTTCGCCTTTGGCGACATTGACCCTTGGCTTGAC